TAGTGATGATGCGTTAAGTTGGTCCACCGTTAAAGGTATTCGCGTTACGGTTTTTGCAACAGATGCTCAAACTTCTGTTGTTAACGGCTTTCAGTTTACTGGCGGTACATTAGGCTCTTTAACGGGGAATTTTAGTTACATTCAGGTAGATTGCCGCAACACCGGTTCTTATGTTGAAAATTCGTTACCAGGAACTGCCGGCAGTGATGTTACTACTTATGCTTCTAGTAACTTAATTACGCCAAACGCGCCCAATGCACAGGCTAACTTTGTTAGAATTTATCGCTCCTCCGATAAAACGGATGGGTACTATCTAATCAAAGAACTCACGCGAGAACTTCCCACCGGGATTAGTAATGCAGCGGCTGCCGTTTTCACAAAAGCAACTCACGGACTTGTAAATGGCAATACCATTGCAGTTCGCGGTGGCACTGGCTTGTGGTCTGGCATTAATGGTAATTTTGCAGTAACCGTGCTATCGACTAGCACGTTCTCTATTCCGGTCAATTCGACCAGTTTTGGCACGTTAACGGGCGAAGTTTCTTACTGCAATTACTCGGCGTTTAGCGACTCGCTTTCAGATACAGAAGCCTTGCTTCAAGGCGAGGACGGGCGGCTAGATTTTGGCGTCGCGCTTCCGCCCGATAACGTGATTTCGGTTGTTTCGCCATTTTTTGAGCGAGCTATCTATGCAGATACGCGCGCGCTCTATTTGTCGCTTCCGAATAATCCTGGCCTCATCGACGCTAACCGTACAATCGAAATAGCTAGCGAAGATAGTGAAGTAATTTTATTCATTACGAAAGTAGCTGAACGCGCTATTTATGTTGCCACGAGCAAAGATATCTATTTATTAGCTGGTGACGCTACTATTGATGCCGGCGGGGATATCAATTTAAGTCTTTCTAGCCTTGGCATTAAACAAGCTCCTATCTCTTCTGCGTTTGCCGTAGAGGATTCTACGCTTTTCTACTTGGCTAGCGACGGTTGGCGTTATTTAACTGGGTCAAATTCGCAATTACTAAGCCGGGAACTTGACTTGCTGTTTCAAGGTGACACTCGCCATGGATTAAATCCGTTCCGAGTTCTTGCTAAAAATGGTAACACAACGTCTGCGATTATTACTCGCGGACAGTTGTATGTGTCTATGGAGCAAGTTACTACAGGACGTTGCTTGTGCGTGTTTGATTTTGGCGCAAAAACGTGGCGCTATCAGAGACAAGCGGTAGCTGCGAATAATCCACTGCAATTATTCGTTGAAGAAGATGGCGTTATTTTGTATACGACCGAAACTTCTGGGGATAAATACCTACACCAGATGGAAATCGGAACGTTAATTGACGAAACTACAAAGTGGAATTTCTTACTCCGTACCGTATACGACACTGGCGGTAGTCCCAAGAATCGCAAAGACGTTTTTACGCTAAAAGTGGATATGGATTCCGGCGGCGATAGTGTGACCTTGACGTTGCGTGGCCTCCTCGATGGAAATACGCCGCTTTCTTTTACAACAACGGCGACGTTTACGGGGCGAGAAGAAAAAACATTCGGTATATACAGTACGTTAGGTGTCCAGAAACGCCTTCAGCTTGAAATTTCCGGGGCTAACGTCGCAGCCTGTCGTATCTATAACATTTCAATTGCATACGAGCTTCGACCAGAGCAAGTTACAACCCTGAGGGTTCCACCAAGTAATTTTGGTGTTCAAGGGCGCAAACGTATTCCTGAAATTCCAATGGTGATCGATACCCTGGGAAATAGCGTAACCTTTACGCCGCTGCTGGACGGTGTTGCGGAGCCAGCGGGCACGATCAATACAAGTAACAAGACGACTTACAACTATCAATTTACGGCCGACAAACGTGCTATTGACGTTGGTGGATTGTTAGAATGCGCTAGCGGTGTATTTGAATTTTATGAACTCATTACACCGCGCGAAGTTGAAGTACTACCTGATTCGCTCAAATTCAAGCGCATTAGTGCAACAAATCTGGGAACTTCTTCTCGCAAGCGTATCAATCAATTTGCGTTCGTTATCGACACTAAAGGAAATAACGTCGTCTTCGTCCCATCCGTTGACGGGGTTACGTTCGCGCCGCAAACCTATAACACATCGCGCAAGCAAACGGTTATTTATACGTTCGCGACGGAAGCAACTGGAATTGACATCGAAGGTACGTTAACGGCTTCTACGGGAGATTTTGAATACTATGGCCCTGACTACAACGACTGTGTTTATGAAAAACTTCCGGCGCTTGCTAGCTTTATGCGGCTTAGTTCTACCAATTGGGGTAGTGCCGCTCGCAAACGCATAAGAACTATTCCACTAGTTATCGACACGAAAGGACAAAACGTAACGTATACTCCGACTATTGACGGCGTTGCTTATCCCAGCGCTATTTTCAATACAACAGAGAAACGAACGGTTTTGTATTACTTTGATTCCGATGCTTTTGGAATTGATGTTGGTGGTACTTTAACCGGAAGCGGCTTCGAGTTTTATGGAATGTTACAACCGGAAGTCGTAGAAGTTTTGCCAGTTGCAAAACGACTCGATCAGTTAGGCCCAATAGAGTTCAAGAAACTTGGAAAGCTATTTGCTTTCAGATTGCGTGTTATTCCTACGGGCAGCTCTATTGTCTACCGGGTATTTATGCAAGATTCTTTGGTAGATTCCGGAACGCTAGTTGTAACGCCCAACGTTCAGGCCATGTATGAAGTTCGGTTTCCCAAGTTTATTATGGGGCAAGTTTGCAGGATAGAACTGCAAGCCAATCAAGAATTTCATAGAATCTATGGGGAATATCAGGTTGCCCTTAGCGGTGCAGAAACTTCTATGAAGTGGGTTAAAATGCAATGATCGTAAAAACTCTTAGGGACGCAGAACTAGCAATAAACTCCATAGAACGCCGTTTAGACCAAGTTGCTTCTCGCAGTTTGCAAAGCGGTGTTTCATTGGACGAGGTGCGGGCGCTTATAAAACGCTCGCAAAGTACGCAAGTAATTCGTCAAGAGATTTTAACAAACACCTCGCAATTTGATCTTACCGACATTGATGCTACGCCAAGTGAAGGGCAAATCATACACCGATTAATTCATTTGTTCTATGAAGAAGTTAGATTCGCTAGATCCCTACGCTTAGTTGATGGTTGGTTTTACACGGCTGATGGACTTAGGCAATGGAAAACTAACGTAGGATTTGACAATCCGATTGGCGGCTCGGACCCAAACTATCAAATTCGTTGGTTAGATAGTGTAACTCCAGCACTTAACTATAGAGCTTTTATAGACCCTGGTATTGGGTTATGCTTAGATAAAAGCATTATTCCATTGACTGATAACGCTGGAGACCTCGGTAATACTTCGCTGCGATGGAACACCCTTTGGGCAGGGACTTCTATTAATCTAACGGCGCAAACTACTAATCCCAATTTTAGCGGTAATTTTTTTGGCACTACGGCGAGCGGGGCAGTCAGACAATTTTTTAGTCGCGGCCGTGGAACTATAGCCGCACCTACTGATGTAACTACAGGAGATACATTAGGAATTGTAGCGTTCCGGGGGTATAACAGCGGTAGCTTTAGAAATGCCTGTTATATTCAATGTGAAGTAGAAGCAATTCCTAGCGGCAGCTCGGTAGCTGGTAAGTTCATGTTCATTACTACGAACACTTCCGGTGCGCCGGATGTTCGATGGGAGATGCTAGCCAATGGTAATTTTGTTCCTTTTGTTAATAACAACGTAGACATAGGTTCTTCAGCAAAACGAGTTAAAAAGCTGTGGGCCGTTGATATTGACTTCTCTGGAACAATTACAGGATCGCTGCCTGGCGTAGATACAAATAGCGAACTAAATGCTAATTGTAGCTCTTTGCTCACGCTAACGACAACCTTTGCGGACGTTGCCGGCGTGTCTGTGAGTCTAAATAAAAATGGAAAATGGTTAATTAATTGCAACGTAGATGGAACAAAAACGCTGAACGATGATGATATTCAGGGGCAGTTGGTTTATGACGGCGTCGCACAAAGTGGTTTGATCCGTATGGGGGCTGCTTCAACTATATTTTTAAGATCTACTGGAAGTCGCAGTTGGATTATAAACGTAACTGGGCAACCGAAAACAGCAAAATTGCAAGCTAAAAAAGTAACTGGAACTGGTACCAGTTATGTCGATACAAACACAAACATTGTAGCAGTTTATTTGTCAACTTAGGAGAAAAATGCCTTTCTTTATTCCAGCACTCATTGCCGGACTTGGTGCCCTAGGCGGCGCAGCGGCCAACCGAAAACAGACGACACAGCAGAGTTCTAGCCAGAATACGTCTAGTACACAAAGCAGTATGCCAGTGTACGGAGAGACTGAACTTGACGTAAGAAATAACATTTTACGTCAACTGCTAGGCGCTACAGAAACTACGCCGGACTTTATTCGCGGCGCTACAGAAGCAGGTGTTCAAAACATTAACAATGCTGAAGCCATTCGTCGTAGGCTACTTCAGCAATCGTTAACGTCGCGTGGTCTTGGGCGAACGACCGCTGGTTTGAATACGTTAGGTGGCGGAGACGTCAATCGCCAGAATCAGCTCGTTAATTTTCTTGCTCAAATGCCGATGCAAGAAGAACAAATTCGCTCTAACCGTTTGCAAGATCTTTCGCGCTTCTTCGCGACGCTTCCGATCGGAACTACTCAAACAGGAACTAGCAGCCAAACTGGCACAGGAACTACTACGACGCCTGGAAATATGTTGGGAGGTGCTTTGGGTTCCGGTTCTTCGCTCGCCGCTTTTTTGTATGGCCAGGGGGCATTTAAGAAATAATTATGGCTATTAACGACTTTGCAGGTCCCATCATCCAAGCGTTTATTGCTGGCCAGAATCTTAAACGGCAACGCGAACAAGATACAATTGCAGCGCAAGATCGCGAACGCCAGATTAAAGAATTCGAGCGGCAAACTAAACGCCAAGAAGCTGAAGATAAAGTCGCTGCAACTATGCGACGCTTCGAAGTAGAAAATATGCTTCGTTCGCAATTGGCAAGTGGACAACGTCGTATTCCAACGATAACAGAAAACTTGCCTGGCGGACTTGCGGCTCCGCAAATGAATCCTATCGCCCAGCAATTGCTTATTCCAAGTGCAGCACAAGAACTTCCGTTGCAGGAAACTATGCCTCAATCCGCGCCAATGCAACTTGGGCAAGAATTTGCATTGCCTCAAACTAATCGTAGAGGCGAACCCCTTCTAGATGTTCCTGGAATTGGACAATTCGATCTTCGAGAATTTCCAGGTTATGAAGAAACTCTAGGTCGTAAATTGATGGAGCAAGGGTTACTCGCTCAAGCAGAAGTCGCTAAAGCTGGACGAATCGCTGGCGCGCAAGCAGAAGCTAAGTTGCCTTTTGAGACTCAATTAGCTAAAGCTAAATCCCAAGCAAAGCAAGAAGAAATTAAACTTAAAGGCGCTCAGGATCTTGCAGTCGCTGGCGTTAAAGCGAAAACGGCGACAGAACTAGAAGCTACTCGACAGGCAAATAGGTTAGCGTTACAACAGGTCGCCGCGAACAATCGTAAAAATCTTATTTCATTCGCTGAAGGACTGTACACGGCGCGAAAAGCCGGCGAGCAGGTTGCAGATGTCGAAGGTCAATTAGAGTTATTCCGGAATGGAACTTACGCCGTTGAAGACATGGGTAAAGTTTCCAGTGTTCTTCGAAATACGGTAATTAACGAACTTAAAAAACAAAACATTCCAGTTCTTAGTAGAGCCCAAGCCAATGGAATTGGTCAATTGCAAGCAACTGCATCTTTTATTAGAGACGCTGAAAGATTACGCCAGGAAATTGCGCGTAGTCCAGTTACCTCGACACTTCCATTTGTCAGCGAGCGCGCCAATCTAGCAGCTTCTCTAAGAGCTAAGATCGAAGATTATTCGCGTAAGCAACTTGGCGTTCGAGGGGTTCTTACGGATAAAGACTTCGAGCGGCAATTAGGCATTCTTCCCTCCGAAGCGCCTAGGGTCAATCGAGATGCAGACAATCTACGCAGGATTAGAGAACTCAAAAAAGATTTTGTCGCAAATTTTAATGCTGGTTATCGTAGCTTGTCCGATGTTGAAAAAATGAAGATTATTCAAGAAGCCGGAATTGCAGAATTCTTCATGGAGAACAAATAATGGCAGACCCTAGAGAAACTTACAAAGTAGGAAACACCATTTTTGTTAAAGATGCTTCTGGCGCTTTTACGGAACTTAAAGCTCCGGAGTCCATTGCGAGCGGAAAAGAGGCTAGCTTTAAGCCTACTACCGCTCCAATGCGTATTCCAGCGCGTGAAAAAATTCTAGCTGAGGCGTCGGGGCCGCTACGGGGCAATATGGGGGATATACGTGCGCAATTAGATCCAGCTGGTATAAATACTCCCAGAAATACAATAGCGGGTATTCTTAGCATGGCAGCTGCAGCTTCTCCCATTGGGCGTGGTTTAGCGGTTGCTCAGCGTTTTCCACTTTTAGCTGATGCAATTAAAGGGGGCGTTGGAGCTGCTGTGGGCGATATTGCTGGGCAAGCACTAACACGCCCTATTGAAGAAGTATCGCCCGGAGAAGCTGCTCAACAAGGATTACTTGACGCTGGAATGGCGCTTGGGTTTGGCGGACTAGGAAAACTTGTAGGTGCGGCTGGGCGTGGCGTTGGAAATTTTTTAGGTGATATTCGTACTGCTGGAGGCACGAAAGAAGCTATTTACAAAAGACTACTTGGTAGTTCGATCGTAATTCCACGCGACACCGCTGGCAATCCTTTGGATGTAATGCCAAAGATACGCGAAGCAATTAACGCTGGCGCCGAAGAAGTTCCAATGACCGTTGGCATGGTTACTGGACAATCTTTGCTCGAAGACTTGCTTACTCCAGCGCAAAAAGCTATCGCTAGACAACAAGCTACCGAAGCGAATTTGTTAACTGTTGCTCCTTCGAGATTGTCCGCTTTGGGCAAACCCACTCCAGGAGCTACTAAAACAACTTTTGGAAAAGATGCTATTGCTGGTGCAATGTCTAGCGAAGAGGCGGGACGTGTTGGAATGCAGCGGTCTGTCGCACTGCGCGAAAAAATGCGGGCTGCTGAAAATGCCTTGTTCGATAAAGTAGCAGAAATCGCACAAGCATTTACTAGGCCAGTTCCTACTGGAAAAATGGTTCCAGGGGCTGATATTGTAACTCCGTACGGAAAGCGTCCTGGAAAACCAACCCCAGAAATTAAAAATGTTGCAGGCCCAATTAACGTAGAAGGCGTACGAGATTATGCCAAGTCGCAGCTTCCAGACATACTCAGTGCTATTGAAGCGGCTAACAATTCTCCTGCTTTGCAGGGTCCGCTAAAGCAGGTAGCAAAACAACTTGAGGCATTTAGCGATGCAAAAGTACTTCCGTATGCAGATGTTCGTGCTTTGCAAGCCAACATCAATCGCGCGTTATATGAGAACGAAGCTGGACTTCTTCCTAAGAACGAACGTCGTATCTTACGAGAGCTTAAAAAGCGCCTGGATGCAGATACGTTAGATTCTATGGAAATGCTATGGCCGGCTGGAGCTAAAGACTTATACCAGGAAGCCCTTGGCGAATCCCAGAAACGTTTCAAAATTTTTACTTCCCGAGTAAACAAACAATTCATGGAAGCCGAACGCGAACAGCTTCCTGAGAACTTCTGGAAAGGCGCTTTCGACTCTCCTGGCAGGGCTAGAAAAATGGCTAGCATTGCCGGAAAAGACTTGACCGCGGGTAGATTCTTACAAAATTTTATGGAGAAATATACTAACGAGGGAACCGGGCAAGTTAACGGGCAGGCACTTTTGCGGGAATGGTCGAGAGGAAAAACGCAGGAGGTAGCGAGACAACTACTGACCGGGGAGCAACGAAAAGCAATTGATTACTTTGCGAAAAGGCAGTCAGTTATTTCTGGAGATCCTTCTAATATCGGCTTGCTAGCCTTGAAAACGCAAGAAGCAAACGCAGCTCTTGGAGCTGCTTCGGATCTTGCACAACTTCCAGGAAATCCTAGCAGATTATTCAGTAGCGGTGCTACTAAAGTGGCTGCTGTAATTGGATTAACAAAGTTCTCTGAAAAAGTTCTTTTGAATCCGGCTAAAGCTAGGCTAGCGTCGAGACTTTTATCTGTAAATCCTAGCCGTCCTGGGGCTGCCAAAACGGCTAGGGATTTTATTCTTGGCGCTAACCTGGGACGAATTATTCTTCGGTCACAGAATGGTGAAGAAGTTGAGTACGACACGAAAACCGGAGAAGCAACTAAAGTGCAAGAATAGTCTTTAACTTCTTTTTCAACAATTTTTTGTGTTTTTCAAGAGCGCCTGAACCTGGGCGCTCTTTTTGTTTCCGTAGCCACAAGTCCCAAATACTTGGCTCAAGGGCTAGTGGTTCGTGGTAATAAAATACATTTCTATCCCGAACTATTTCTATTGTTGACATTTTATTTATTTCTCACCTCACGCTTCATGAATCAACTTTCGAAGCAGGCTCATTGCCGCGTCCCGCTCGGCCTCCATCTTTTTCGCCCAATTCCACGATGCGCCACAACTGCAAGGCGGATGGACGGGCTTACCGCCGACGTTACCTTGTCCATCGTCGCCCCAAGTGGCACAGCCGGAGCAATGGTCAACCGCACCTTCACGGCATCGAGTAAAGTACTTCGACACCAGGAGACGCTCGACCTCAATCTTCAGGCTGTCCCGCTCTGCCTCTAGATCGGCGATGCGGGTACGCAAATTACTAATTTCGTTATCTCGCTCGTCTTCCCCGAGTCGGCCGCCGCAATTGCTGCACCAGCCGCGTGAATCCGACAATGGACTATCACAATCGCAAAATGTAATCATTTCGCACCCCGCGCGTCGAGTTCGTTATCTGTTAGTCGTTTCATTTATTTTTATCCTCAGTAACTAAATACATATTCACTGACTTTTCAAGGCAATTTAAGACATCTTCGTCTGGCATATACGAGGCATCGTATTCCGAACCATAATCTTCACCGTACTTCCAATAAACAGTCTTTCTATTTAGATTTTCGTAAACTTCAAAACTCCAGTAGTCACACCGCGCACGGAAATACCAATGCTTGCCGTCAATTTCGCCGTATCCTTGGACCGGGCACTCACCTCCAAACCTTCCGGTTAGGCCAATAATAGTGGTGATTTCTTTCATTCTTCTTCCTCCTCAAACATTTTATCAAAACAAGTTTCGCAAGTTCGTGATATTAGAAACTCTCTGTTCCCAGCGCTCATCTCAGGAAATGCGTTCTGCACAGGCATCCCCCGTCTCCACCACTCGTACTGCATTTTATTAACTGGAAATTGAACATGTTTTTGACATATCCTACAGTTTCCACAAGCCAGTAAGTCAGTTTTTCCATAAACTAATAAGTCAAGTATATTATGGTTGCGTGTAATGCGGCTATCCATGGTTATTTATATCCTTTGCAAGTTTTGCTTTTTGTAACCAATTTAGAAACTCTTTCGTAGACGCTCCCCAACAACCTCGTTCGTTATAATACCAAACCCAATCCGCGTCAAAGCGATAAATTAGTCGACGGGCTAATGTTCCATCTTTGTTGGGGCGCTCATACGTATCACCTTGCCTAAGCACCGGTTTTTCTTTTGTTGATGTAAGTTTCAATTGCCTCGCTCGACGCTCGCAGCGTCTCATTTCCTATACTATCACGTTCTAATTCAATTAGCCCTGCCTCAGCTAGCGTAGCTTTGATGGAGTCAAACATAGAAATGTTTATTTCACCAAAGTAACGACGAATCAAGGCTTTTCTGGTTACGGGACGCCCTTGTTGTCTAAGTAACTCCTGCAAGATCATTGCAGTTTGCATTGCTTCTGGCGCAGATCCAGAGCTATTGCCAAATAACCTATAGTTAGGTAACAATTCCAGAATCAAGTCTATTGCTTCAACAACGTGTTCGCGTTGTACTTCCATGCGAATTGGTTCTTGCGCCAAAGCCAACAAGACTGCTACTTTTAACACATGCGTATGCAATCGCGCTTCTAGCCCAGTTTCGCTATCGTGCTTAAAGAAGTCCGTTTCATTGTACCACTTATCGTAGTATTCAGCCGCTTCGTCGGAGAACTTCATCGGCCCGCGAAGTCTAGATATCTTACGCAAGTGATTTATTAAAGGATCTCGCGACAATTCTGCACCATTGCGGTACATGAGCGAGTTTTTTAGTCTAGCTTTGTCGCCCTTTATAATTAACGTCCTCCCTAATAATCCGCCATAAGCTGCATCTTTGTTGTAGACCTTGGCGAATAGTGCGTCGTTAGTTCCGGCTAGCAGAGTTAAACAAACGTTTTCAAGTTTTTTAGTATCGCCCGTAATTGTAGACGACTCCCATTTTTCATGGTAATCAAATAGAGTCGTTAACAAGTCAATAGTATGGTCGTCTTTCACGATGAAACTACTAAGTTCTTCTGAGTATAAAAAGCCAGAAGCCCCAGTAATCACAACACCTTGATCCGTTGTAAAGCCTTCGCTAAGCCTCTTGATCGCATATTGAATCGACGTTCGCCCAGCGATGCAAGTCGTATTGTTAACTTCGCGAATTAGCTTGTACGCAATATCGCATGGAACAGACTTTCTAGCCGCACCAGACTTTGCGTATAACACAACATACAGGTTAGGATAGGTGCGCTTTAACAAATGCTCGTGATAAATGCTATCGCGCGCAACGGCCGCCAAAGTTACCAAAGCGCTCCAACGAAAAAAGTCCGTTGGAGATTCGGCACTTTGCGTGTACTGAAGGAAGTAGTCTATGTAATTAAATGCCATCTATCGAAATCCCCTTCAGGTCATACCAGCTATTTCCAACTTCAGCTTCAATTGGTATGACTAATGGGTGATCGCGAATAAAAGTTCCCTCCAAGAATGTAATTGGCGTTGCTGCTAGGCGTTTGAACTCGCGGATGTATGGTTCGCGATAGCCGATTTTTACTTCGCTAAGAATCGAGTCATGCCACTCGACCAACGGCCTAGCAAATTCACTAGTATTTTCTTCGAGATTGCAAAGGATATTAAACTTAACGTGATCGCTTAGCATACCTTGTGGAATGTAAGCGTATGCTTCTTTGTAGGTTTCTGGCGTGATGCGATCGAAAAACTCGCGCCGACGCCCGAATCCAGTTCGTAACGTTCTGGTATTATCTAACGCTTTGCGTACTTCTGCGTGAAAGACGTTAGCTATTTTAGGGTTGCCTTGCCTAATCGCAGTAAGAATTTTAGTAGCTTCACGTACGGGCATGTGCATACGCATTGCAAACGCGAAAGGCGATTCGTCATAGTTGCTAGCGTGTTTTCCAGTCTTACCGATTTGACGCTTGCGAACTAGTGCGGGGTCTTTCTTGTTATATTCTCCCAACTCTGGAAAACATAGCTTAGCCATTTTCCAGTGCTTGTCGAGTATCTCGTATTCTGCTAGAGATTCGTAATCGTTTGCAAGAACATCTACGACGCGAGCCTCGGCCTGAGATAAGTCAATTTCGATGAACTCATAGCCTGGGGACGGTACGTAACAACGGCGGATGTCTTTGCCATAAGTCTCGTTTCCAAACTCAAAACCGTGCTTAGGAATCTGCTGGAAACTTAATCCCATGTTTTCCCATGAATAGCTTCCAGGCTCGCCCACAAGAATATAATCGGATGAAGTTCCCGTTGCAGTACGCCCGGAAGTGGTGCCAGAAAGCCTATAAGACGTTCGCATCTTTCCATCGGGATGCACAATCGCGTCAAGAAACTGACGAATTTTGTACAACTTGCGAATAAGAAGAATCTTCTTTAGAACCTCGGCCACGCTTTCGTCTTCGATGACATTAATATACAACTCTTCTAGATCTACTTTGCCTGTTTTGTAAGACGTTTTACCTGAACTGTATTTCAGACGCTTTGGGCATTTGAGATCTTCATATATTAACGTCCCAACCTGCAGCGGCGAATTGACATTGACTTTATGCCCTGCTACGCTATTCAACGTAGCTTCGTTCATCGCAATCAGCGAGTCGTATTTCTCGATCAACTCAGTGCGAATCGAATCGTCGATGCAAATTCCGCGATTCTCCAAACGCTTATATACAAAGAACGCTTTTTGAAGTAGCGTGTTGATCTTTTGTAGCTTTAGCTCTTTGATTTCCTTCTCTTGCTCGTTATAAACTCTAAGGGTAGCAACACAATCCTTAGCATTATATAATAGCATACGATCGAAGTCATGTAATTTAGGATCGTATTCCTTGCCTTCATCCTTGTAATATCCTATGTTTGTGTAGATTCGCGTTAGGAAATCGAGTCCTTTCGGGAACTCTGGATACAATGTTGACGCTCGCAGCATTGTATCTCCGATAATGTTGTTAACAATAAAGGAGTGTTGCTGCAAACGCATCCAGTCAAACTTGATATTTTGGTTGACTTTGGGAACATTACTTGCTAGAAGCTCCCAAACTAGTCGCCACATCATTGCGCGTTCCATCGGTGGAATAGTTTTATCGTGCAATGGTACGCTAATCGCTTCTTTCTCGTTGAACGCAAAGCCAATGCAAGTAATAATGTTACGGTACGTCTCGATATCGAACACAACGAACGGCTCGTGCGCGTTTCTACGAAAGAATTCCGCTAGCGCGTTTGGATTGCGTACAATATATAGCCTGTAGTCCTCAACGATCGGACGTTTTGCTTGCAAATAAGGCTTTACCTTGGATAGATCCGCTTTGGCTAACGTAAACTGCTTCCAGTCTGCGTAAATATCTCGCGGGGCTAGAATTGGAAGTACGCGAAACGGTTCTTCGAATCCAAAGTCACTTGCCGTTGGGTACCAACTACCAGCCCGCAAGCCAATTTTAGTCTGCCCAGTGAGATTGTTCATTGCAAGTTCGCCCAGAGCGATAATAACGTTCGGGTTAACGGAACGTATTTCATTGCTAAGGATTTCACGCCAATTTGCAATTGCCCTTGCTTGTTTCAAGGCTTCGTTTTGTACTTTTCGGTCGGGTGAACCAAAACCAGGAATCGGTACCTTAAAATAACTTGTCTTCCAAGCGGCTTGAAATGATATGCCTATAGACGCCAAAAGCCTTGACAGAAGATCCGAAGATCCCCCAATCAAGGCTTTGCCGTCTTCATATTCTTTTTGCGTTGGATAATCTCCAACTAACATCACATTAGCTGAGGATTGTCCGTGTGATTGAAGGAGCTTCACTTGCTAATTTCTCCATGTTACGGCGCTTTTCTTGCGCCTTTCTTAGATTCGCAGTACGCACTGCTTGTTGTAACGATTCTGCGTGCTTACAGATTGTCCAGTAGTTAGCCACGCAAATAACGTCGTTTACCCAACGCATAGTTGTATTAAGCAGAATTACAAGGTCTTCTTTTGTAGTTCCTTCGTCCAACAGTTTCTTTATAGTTTGTACTTGTTCTCTCCAAGGCAACTTCTTGAAGAATTTCGGATCAACAGCTAGTTGCATTTCTAGTTTAAGCATTTGTTCTCCATAGATTAGCTCGCCCCGCTGGTGTTAGCAACGGGGCTGTCGGGAATGTTACGTTAGCTTCTTAACCTCGTTCCTCCTTGTTATTATTCTTCAATCCTAGTTACTGAAAGTACTGTCGGATCGAAGTGGAATTTTAGATGCTGTGGAGCCATGCCTTCAAGCGCCGCATAGTTTGCGATGTTAATTAATTGCTCGTAATTGCCATGTTGCTCATACGCTTTGAGTTCTTTCTTTAACCTCGTCAGATACTTCTGCCTAGAAGTTGCATGGCCATACCGCAAGAATCCTACAACGCGTCGGTCCATCATGCGCTGCAAGAACATGCGAAACTCAGCTAGTTCTTTGAGATCTAGGGCGACGCTATCAGGATACTTTATTTCTAGCACGCTCAACACTTCTAGCCTCCAAGTATCTGTGCCAATACCGCGTGGTGTAACCAACGTATTTCATTTGTTGAACGGTTCCCAGGGAGAGTCCAATAACTCTCGCTATAAATGCGGCGCCACCTTTCAATGAAGAGAGCGTTGTAAAGTCTTCTAGCGTCGGCTCGTCTATAAAAGTTAGGTGCGCAAAAAGTTCTTCTTGATTACCGCGCTTCGGTACATTAGCTACTTTAGTTCTTTTAGGGCGATTCTCGGGTTCGCCATGATAATGAATTGCGTCATAAAGAGGCGATCTAGTCATAAAAATAGGGGCGCCGAAGCGCCCCGTCCTCCTAGTTAGTTGACCGGAACTTTATCTTCCGGAGAATAAGCGGTAGGAACGCCGGAGTTAACCTGCTGGTTAGTAGGATTAACTTCCTCCTCGTACTTAACAAAGAGACGCTTACCGATCAAAGTGTCGGTGTCGAAGCCGCCCATCTCGATCGAATCAGTCGAAATCTTCATCGCCGCAGAAATGATCGGAAAATGCAGGCCGGGATATTCCGACGGAATAATCCGGTAACCATAGCGACCATTCATCGGCGTGTTTTCGTCAACAACTTTGAACTCGTAGGTAAAGTTCAAGCCGCCTTTCTTGCTCTGCTTGGCGGTGACGTTGGTAATCTCGCTGAGGTACCAGCCGCGATCAACCTTCTTCAGTCTGTTAGTATCTTCTTGAGTAATGTTCAGAATAGGCATTTTAATTGTTTTCCTTTTTAGTTAAAGTTCCCTTTCGGGCGATTCGCTCCGCAGAGCGAAAATTGTTAGCCGATGGTTTCATCCTCGTCATCGTCGGCAAAAAAGTCTTCATCGTCTTCGTCTTCATCTTCATCTTCATCATCTTCGATGAAGTCTTCCAAGATATCGTCGTGTTCTATCGGATTGTCGTCGATAAACTCTTCAGAGCACGAGAGCGTAGGAACGATATCGAAGTATCCAGCGCGTTGTAGCAAAGCGTCTTGTTCTTGAGTCATGCTATTTTTCCTTTGAGGTTAGTTTATTTAATTCCGCGTGAAAACTCTTGTTCGTGAAATCAATCCAATTAGGATAGTTTTCATGCGCGGTTTTCGCAATCGAGCTGCGAAACTTGCAGACAAACTTTGTGGGCTGCGAAGGCAATCCCGTATCTTGTTTGTCAAATTCGTATACTTCGTCAAAATAGCCCGGAACTTCTTCGGCTATCTTCTCAGTTAGAAGTAGTTTACGTCCGATAACTTCCTTGGGACCGTATTCATCGACGGATTCGCTACCGTCACTCTTCTTAATGATGCGTTTTCCCCATTGATCCACCGTCCACCCAGATACAATGACGTTGCAACCAACTAATCGGCGTAATCCATTGTATACTAAATCACGGAACGCTCGCGACGCCCAATTGTAATGTTGCGGCGACAGCATATGAACGCCACCAACTAGACGCGACGGAATGCCAGCGGACTTAACACCTTCGAGTTGCACTGCCATTTCCATGAATGAGTTAATCATCGTGGGAAGGGATTCAAACACGATGGTTTTGTACTTGAGAGAATTGTTTTGCGCCTGTGCTACTAGAACATCTAAGCGTTTATCGACTTCAAGAAAGCCCTTGCTAATATCATAGCGATCATATTCGATGTTCTTGAAGTGTTCGCCAAGTACGGAACGCTGGCCCAACATACCAGCCATGCGTCCGTCAAAATCAAATATATACATTGGACCTAACGCGGCATAACTTGCAATTGCACAAGTCTTTCCAGCGCCGGACGGACCAACAAATAATCCGACTGTCAGATTCGAAGATTCTAGGCTACTCACTAAGGGCATCTTTGTTAAATTTCTCCTGTTGTAGTTTGAGGATTTGCTCCATCAATTCGTCTGTATCAATCTCGGGCTTTGTTTCCAGACCACGACAGCCGCAATGTGGAAGTTTCAAGCGAAGTTTGCGAGGATCTAATATGTAAGGATCGCCACAGAACGGACATTGTGCGCGCTTTCCAAATAAATCCTCACGAACGATACGGTGCGAACATTCTGGATCTAAGCAGCGATAGTATACTTGCTTGTCGTTAGCACCTTTCGGTGTTTTGCGACGCTCGTACGTATGAATGTGCTTTTTACTCGGCATAGTACCAATCTCCGGAATTGATAGGGGGCAAAGCGTCATGCAAATACTGAATTGTTTCAGTTAACGTTTCGCCAAATTCCTTGGTTTTGACCACAAAAGCAGTTTCACTTGGAAGATGTATCCAAGCATATCCACTGCTTTTGTAGCCATCGCGAAGAACGATCTTACGGAGTGTCCAGATTTTATTTCCAGCTTCCATAGGTATCATCCTTAACCTGATAATGCTGGCGAACAACTAATTGCTCGCCAGTCTCATCTCCCTCGTTGCAGATTTTGTAAAATTGACACGCCCCGTACTTTGAATCACAATTGTACGAACGCGTGAATTTATTTTGTTCTGCAGCTTTCACGGCGCGATGGTAGGTTTCGATTGTATCACGAACCCAACGATCAATCAACCCCTTATTGAAACGCTCGAATTGCCGCTTGAACCACTTTTTAGAGTCACCAGTATCTTGCAACCCAAAATAGTTATAAGTAAACCACTGAGTATCGCACGCCCAGAGGTAACCTAACGGCTGGTTAGCAAGCCCGAGTAAGGCTTTATCGACGGAACGAGTCTTGTGATCTACTACAGCTAATTGACCGTTGCTTAGGCGAACTACCATATCAGGGGTTCCTTCGTAAACGTAGACATAGTTCTCGTCTTCGTAAAGAATCTTGGAGAAAGACTCTTCGACAGCTATAATCTCCCAGTTCTCGGTAGCATAGAACTTGCAATAACTCCTGAAACGCAACGATAGCTTCTCTTGTTCAAAATCATCTAGCCCAGGATAAGCACCGATGATGTTTGCAAGCGTTCTAACTAGCCAATCGAGCTTAGGATAGTTGCTGCGCTTAGCTTTGTAGTAAATCTCCAAGCAACGCCCGATAAGTTTGCCACGAACGAACGCTTGCTTTTTACCTTTCGGTTCGATTTGCACGAGTTGGCTAAATTCATACGCTTTGGGGCACTTCGAGAACTCCCCTAGCGTATGCGAAGTGAACACGATTGTTTTTTTCATTGCACTTTTGCATTCATACGCTGCTTAACGGCTAATGTATAGCCCAAACAAAAAGCAGCACGATACAGTTCATAGTGGCTCGTGTTACTCCTCTTTCCATTCAATTCGGAAACGGCGGCGATCATGCTAGAACATTCAACTAATTCGTTGAAATGCTCCTCAGATACCATCTCTTTCAACTGCTCTGGGGTCAATAAGTTAATCATAGTTTTCCTTTGCTAGAGTATAGCCCACTGGGCACTTTGGTAAATGCCCAGTAAATATACTCTACAACTTCCACAAACGGTCTAGTTTTGTTAAATGTTCGTTAAGCATACGGTGTCTTGAATCTCTGATTGCATTCTAAACATTCATACTCGCCGCGAACGGGACGTGTTAACGACCTTGGAGAATGGTGAAAAATACACCAGAGTCTATTGAATTCGACTTTGATTTCCGTAAAACTTCTGCTTCGTAAGCTAAACATGCGTAATTTCTCTCCTTAAATTCTTTTGTTGCTCTAATCCGGGCAACTTCGTCGTCGATGTTCTTAAAAGCCTGGTCCCATGTCATCATCATTGTTCCAAAACTCCTTTTCTAACCATTGGACAACTTTTTCAACTACAAATAACCCGCCAAATATGCACAACAATACAGTTACGGCTTCAAATAGATCCATTAGAGTTCCTCCTGCGCTTGTTTGTGCCTTGTTTTTCGCATAGCAACAGCTTTTTTTAGCGATGTTTCCGCAACTATGCAAGCTGCTACATTTACTATTGCAGCGAATACTTCTCTAGTTGAATTGTTTGCTGCGTATTTGTTCACAATTGGAATCAACGCCCTAAATACTTCCTTGTCTAATCTACGCCCTTCTTCTGTTAATGTTTCTTGCTCGTTGTAAATCATTTTGTTCCTCGCAAACTTCTTTAATGAACTCAATTCCTACTTCTACGTCTTTTGTGTCATAACTTAACTCTGGATAAAATCTTGTGCCTAGACCTGGATAGCAAAGCTCCCTTGCTACCTCTTCACTCACTCCAAGGAACTCATGTACATCAGTAAAACGATAGTCACTTGTGCCGTCATTTGTTACTGCATTAGTGTATCCGATTATACAACACGCTGCTCCACATGCGTTAGTGGATATTGCTCCATGAAATTCATACAAGTTGAGTATAGAGAATTTTATGTCATTATTCTCGGCTGTTGATACAATTGTCCCGACATAATTCATGTTAAATGAATGCGGGTATTTACGCATGAACTTGATTAGTTTGTTCATGTTCTTTGTACGTTGTTTAATCGTCATCGTTTTGCTTCTCCACGTTGTCACGCTCATTTTGTAAATTAACTGCGATTCTGATTGCTTTGGCCGCTACTTTCACATCGCTCGAAGTAATGGTATGGCTCTTAGGAAAATGGTGTTGCTGCCTTCGACCGTACATTACTCCAGGAAAGAAGAGCGCATAAGTCAGATCAAGATCTAGGCCTAGATAATGTTTAACATCTAATGATGTGACACTTTTATAGTGAATTTCTTCTGCTATTAAAGCGCCAATATAGCCTACAATGCAACAACTAGAACCACATTCGTTAGTTTCGATCGCGTGTCTAGCTTCGCGGGCAGAAAGACTACGAGTTTCTCCTTCTGGATTAGTTGATATTGCAACGCGCTCCATATTAAATACCTGTGGAAACTTTCGCATGTATTTAATTAAAGTTTCTGCGTTTTTAATCCGCTCTTCTTGCGTCATTAATATAACCTCGTTTTGATTCGGTAAGATGTGATTGGTTTGACCCATTCATATGGTAAATTGTCTGGAGTATCAGGAAAAAACTTACTATAATGCAATGGATCTTTGCGAATAAGATTGGAGCGATGCGAGAGGTATAATTCCGCCGAGAAATATGGAATTTCCACAATCTCTGGGACGTCATACAACATCATACTATTTTGGTAACCTTTGGATTCCCATAGTAAAATGGAAAGGTTACAATAATACTTAAGCGCAGGAATAAAATCTTCCCACATAGCTTTCACCGGATGATGTTTGTAACCATAATTCGGATCGACTAGCGAGTTAATAATTTGCAATGCTTCGACGCGTTGTTTACCTAAGCGAAGATAATCTAGCGTCCTGAGCGATGCTTCAAAATCAGAGAATGGAAGAAATGTTTGCATAAATAACCTCAATTGAATCCACAACAAATGTAAAGTTGTTTGTTGTTTGTTGTTCGTTGTTTGTTATGGATTCTATGAGCCTACTTACAAGCACGAAACGCGAATAATATACAAATTAATCCAAGTAATGGATGTATTTGGTACAGTAAGAACGCTAAACATACTAGTCCAATAACTAGGGTTAACCACAACATTAGAAATATTTGCATTAACTTGTCTCCGCTCGCTGCGCTCGCTACGTCCTACACGCCCGCAACTCTCAAACGTGTATTGGTGATACGTCCGGCAAGTACGCGCATAAGATCGTAATTAATATCAATGTTTTCGTCGGCGCCGCTATTAACAACCTCACGCTTCATATCTACAATCTCGTCTAACCATTCATCGAGAGTGTTTTTTACCATAAAATACTCAGCGGTAACAGGAAGCGTTTGACCATTGCGCCAGAAACGTTGTTCGAATTGTTCTTCTTTGGCTGGATTCCACTCGCGTTCTGCAATGATGACTTGATTACAGAACTGCATGTTACGCCCTTCAGCGGTTGCAAGAATCGACGCGACGAGAATACGCTTCTCATTTCTAAACTTATCTTCGACAGCTTGTTTCTCGAAAACACTCTGCGAACTATTCATGGATAATGGAATCAACGAATCGTCGCCGACCTCATTGGCATATTCTGTTAGCATGTCAATTAATCGCGTTGCAACGGATTGGTGATGCACGCCAATGCAAATCTTGCCATCGGTACCCTCGATTAGTTCGATAACTTTCTCGAAAACGGCTTTGATCTTAACTAATCCGGTAATGTGACGAATTTTCGCAAGAATGCCAATGACTTGCGAGAAGTCGTTTTTAGTAATGCATTCTTCGATCAAGTCTGCATACATATTGTACGTTTTGACGTATAGTTTATCGTCGGAATTGAGAAACGTTTTGTCGCGACGAAACGATGGTAAATCCTTGAGATGGTCTTTTTTCTGGCGGCGAATTACATACTTGCTAATCCGCTCGAAAAACCATTGGCGGTTGTACTCGCGGATTCCTAACAATTTGCCTTTGGAATCCGTATCGCAAAGCCTCGCAAGATTGTAGCGATTGTACCAATGCGAGTTGTTTAGTACTTTGAGCGTAGTGTAATACTCCATGACGTTGTTAACTAATGGCGTACCGCTTAATAAAATAACGTGCTCAATAGCTTCGCATATTTCAACGAACGCTTGTGTACGAGACGCTTTCTCAGACTTGAAATGGTGAGATTCGTCTGCAATAATACACTTAAATCCGTATTCTTTAATTGACTTGAGTGTTTTGGGATGCGCGATTAAAGCGTTTGAGATGATGACAATGTTTTCGTCTGGCATAATCTCGAAACCCTCACCAACGTGCATAATCGGCTTAACTTTAAGGTTATGCGACGATAGCCACGTATTGCAGAAACGATACCATTGCAAAGTTAACGCGGCCGGAACGATGATTAGCGTTGGTGTTAATTTGACGTAATTACGATCAAGCAATAACAACGCTTGTACCGTCTTACCTAATCCCGGTTCGTCTGCAATGAGACAACGAATTCCGTTAGATTCTGCCCATAACACGCCGTCACGTTGATACGCATAGGCTTTGCGCCAATTGTCGGGAATAATCTCTTCGATAATTGGTTCTTCGATGATTGGAGTAGTTTGTGTCACGTTCAATACTGGAACGAGATGTCCACAAGCTAGTTTGTGCAATGATTTGCCATAGACTACTTTAGTTTCTGCAATAGATTGCAGTTTGTTACATAAGGTACAGGGTGTCATAAAGTATCGCTACAAATAATGATGGCGCGGAATGCATTGCACGCCGCGCCATAGAGAATTTAATTGTGGGGGAGGTTATGGGAGATTATTTGAACGTAATGAACTTTTTTAGCGGAACAAACAATGGTTTATTGAATAATTCGACCATTGTAGCCTTATCTAACGCATCTAGTTCACTTGAGACTAGAATTCTGTCACATAGTTTTTTCATTAGCTTGGCTGAATCTTTATCCAATGCTTCGCTAACGTAGAAAACATCCTTAACCAGATCGAGCGCAGTATGGGAGAATACCTTTTCCCCATTCCCTTTGGTTACTTTGATGTTGTCTAGGGATTGCTTGGTTTTAACTTTACGCTCACGTTCCTTTGATTCGACGCTTGCCTTAATAATTGCATCCTTAGTTTGAATGCCCAGTTTAGTTTTCTTGAGTTGTACCAGAGACTTGCTAATCTCTAAGCACGTCTGAAAGAATTGTTCGATTGCAAGCAATTCCAGCAACTCCGGTTTATCCTTAAAATTATGTTGCATCATATCTTGGGCGGACATGATAATTTTAAGTCTCTCAGCTTGATTTAACGTTGGCATTGCGCCAAGCATGTTAGCAGCTAATTGTTCACCGTCAATACGTACGCTATCGCCTATCTCTAAGCGAATAGAACGTACATGACCCGCGATATTTGCTTCTTTGAGCGTACTAAAATCATGTTTACGCTCTATCTCTTCTTTCTGCGAGTTCTCTTTACGTACTCGTTTCATCTCATTCACTATATTATCGTGATGAGTTTTACAGTACTTAGAAAAGGGGATTGTTTCCCCTTCACAAAGTCTATCCGCTTCATTGAATTCACATAGTCTCATAAGTAGGTTATCGTGTCTCTCTCGGTCTGGAGTCTCGGCCACTACTAGTATAGTCCTGTGTCAATCCAGAGTCAAGCCGAAAAAGGGGAAATAGTGTTTAGCCTAAACCCTCTGGAATCAAGGGGATAGCGGGATAGGGTAGCTGTTACCCCCTAGCCTTTGAAGGTCACGGCATGGGTATGGGTGCGAGGTAGCTGCAAATGAGAGTTCCTTACCAGTAAAAAAAGTTAAGTATAGTAGAAGTACTTGTTTTTTTAGTTATATATATATTCATATATTTTAATATATTAATCTCTTATACTACCACTTCCTTAATCCTTTTTTCTGGTAAGGAAGTATCAACTCTCCCCTTGCAGACATAGGTACACAGGGTGTTACCCCGCTAGGCTAGGGGATAGCAGAGTCTTATTCGCTCCAAACGATTGATTCTAAAGAGACTTAGTCCCAACGCTCTATCCCCTTTTCTGGACTAGGTATGGATTGACTGGGGACTGTTCCCGGCTTGGTTCCCGTTTGGATTTCCAATCTCTTCGGTAACCTACTTAATAACTAATTACATTATTGGATTAAAATGGATTTTTGCGGCTTTTTTTACTTGACACGGTGATTTTACTTGGCGATGCAAAGGTACTTGAGGGTGGAAAGGGAGTGGATTGTGGGTAGCTGGTAGCGGTAGCTTGTGGGAGTTGCGTGTGGGGATGTGTGTTTCTTGAAGCTAGGGCGGGCCTAGAATCGATTGTGGGTGATTGGTGGGTATCAGGGTATCGGTAAGGGTATCGATCGCTCCACGGGCCTTGTACAATGACCCATAGCGCGTCGATGTTGCGGGGTATGCTAAGGTACCTTTGGCGGGCGGGAATCGCTTGCAGGCCAGCGTAGGGCGATTGGCGGGGATTGGAGGGGATTGCGGGGGACGGGCGGAACATCGACGCAAGGGCGGGGTGGTACTGAGAACTCATTATCAATAAGCGCCAGTTCCTTAAACGCAAGAAAGCCCCCGACGAATCGGGGGCTTATGGCACGAAAAACTACTCAGCTAGGGGATTGTTATTCCTCACCTCCGCGTTCCTTCGGTGCGCGGAGAATGGGCAGTTCTACAGCGTCAACCATCTCAGTACCACTGTAGTCCAGTGAAACCTTACCACTCCCGCTACCCTCGAAAATTGCCCGGAGGTGGGAGAACTTCGGTTTCGAGAGAATCTTCTCGGCCGCTTCGACGGGGTTCTCGTCTAATTCTTTCGCTTGGTTCACAAACCGCAAGATTTGCTTCACCGAAGCGGCATCGGATTCGCTGAGGCCCGACGATGCGCCCTTGAGGTCATTGTTGGCCTGTCTCTGGGCCAGCAAACGTACGCTGAAATTCACAAGAGCTACAAGAGCTTCCTCTGAGTAGCGGCGAGAGATATCCTCCACCGATTCATAGACCGGGAAGGCTACGGTAGCAGTTTTCTCCACCGACTTGCCGAAAATCGTGTCAACCTTACGTGACACTTCAATGCTATTGAGTTTCATATGTTCCTTTTGGTTTGGTTTGGTTTGGAGTACCGTTTGGGTACTCTTCTAGTATGGGGGATTGGCCTTTGCTTGTCAATCCCCCTCGAAACTTTTTTTCTAGCGTCCCGCCCATCCGAATACTGGAGTCTTCCACCAGCACTGTGGTGTCATTATTCCCCCTTCTCAAGTCTTGCGAAGCAAGGGGTTAAACCCTCTTGCATTAGTTCCCAGAGCAGCACATTTATCTCCGCCCGTAGGTACTCCGCGTGGTGCTGTTGCATGTCTGGTATCTCTAGCGTGGTGATATAGTTCTGCGAGTTATTCTTCTTTCTAATTACGATTTTCATTTGTTTATGTCCCTCACTGAAACTAGATTGTAGCGTAAAATTGTTTATATTCGCGCATTGCTTGCATCGCTTGCTCTTTCGTATCGTACCGTCCGATACGAGTAGAGTAGACGCCATACTTGTATTCCAATGCCCAATAGTCTCCGGGAAAGCATGGTGGAATGATTATAAATTTGGTCATGTTGTTTATGTCCCTCACTGAAACTAGATTAACACTATCCCTTGCGTGATGCAAGTTTTTTTTTCTTTAAGTATATGAATAGTTTTTATACCCTCATGACGTTTGCTAATGTCTCTGGCGCATCATTATTATATACGCATCGCTCAGACCGCTTATTGATATTGCGTTATCATTATCAAGGTACTTTTTCACAGCATTTCCACAACATTTCCACATGGTCACAATCAAGCGGAAACGGCCCGTCCTGTCGTCGTTCTCGTTTTACGCTACCTCACCCTGTCGCATCCCCTTTCGACGCAATACGCGCGATTGGCCATTAAATTGCAAACTAAAATTGATTTTAGCGTCACTGAAGGCGATTCGCCATTTGTTCCCCTTTTATTCGCCGTTTGTTCACTTTTTGTTGTTGATATTGCGTTATCATTATCGTTAGCATCGCGTGTTTCTGAGTGTTCCACGTGGAACATAAGTAGGTTTGCTGAGTTGCATTCAGTGGTTTGCACGTTGTGTTGTGTTGTGTTGTGTTGTGTGCAATCCCATGCTGCTCTCTCTCTCTCTCTCTCTCTCTCTCTCTCTCTCTCTCTCTCTCTCTCATCGCCTTTGGTCATGCGATTGCATATAGCACGTCACGGTCCATTGATATTGATATATCATTATCATTGGCCATTTACTTGCTACATGCATTTATCGTGCCATTCCCGCTAGCATGGTACGTATAGTACTTTGGTTACGTATAGTACTCTCATTAGTACTATTCCTAGTACGTATAGTACGTATAGTACTTCCGATAGCTATAGTACGTATAGAACGTATAGTACGATAGACCGGAGGTCCCCCAACTTGGATGGGACCCGGCATCTGTAGCCTTATAGTAAACCCACGCACAAACGAACAAATAAAGTATCGAGTAGGAATCAAAAATAAAAAATAAAACGTAACATTAAGTACATACCCCACCGGAGAGTCCCAAGCACAAAATTCAAAATCGTTGAAAACAAAGATAAAATTCCTATTGCGCCGCGATCCACAACGTGCTAACCTAAGGGGGATCGGGGAGCGATGAATGACCTTAAATTCGCGGGCATACCCTTCGCTATTTGGGTACAAATAATAACGACGATTGGAACCATCGTCAGCGCGTTCTCACTAATTCATAGCAAGTTAGAGTTAACTGTTACGCACGTTCAAGAGTTGAAGCAAGAGATAAAAGAGCTACGAAACCGAGAATTAGAAAATGAAAAAACCCTTGGAACAATCCCAGCAGAGCTTAAATACCTCGATCGTCGTGTATCCAACCTTGAAGCATCGAAATGAGATTTTTCGCGACGAAAACGTTGCGCGAACTCGATTAGAAAATTCTCCTTTACAGAAGCGGTTACAAAGCTATGCCGATCCTATCAGCAGATAATTACGACGCGGAAGTTGTACACGATCTAAGTGCACTTGAAAAAGTTGCGCCGTTCGAAGCTGCTAATATAATTGAAGAAGCTGAAGAACGCGATTCCGTTAACACCAAGGTACGCAAGCAACTAAATCGCGCTGGTGGAACTACCCGCAATGCCGTTAGAACGCTCGTTAACGTAATGAACGAAGCGAAAGACAATGTCCGTATGACCGCAGCGTTAAAAGTTCTTGAACTTCACGGCGCACAATTTAATCAACCTACTCCGCAACAAACTTTGCAAGTGGTTGTAAGCTCTGATAAAGTAAATCTCGGAGCAATCTTTAACCCAAGGCGAACAAATGGCTAATCCAACTCCTGCACAACCCAAGACTTCTCAAGAACGAGAAATTTTTACCCTACGTTACAATAAGCAAACCGTTCAAACCGTAACGTTCTATGCTAATAGTCTAGAACAAGCGATTGAAATTGGTAAAAAATACTGCGAAACGTTTCGTCTTCGCTACATTCATGTGGGACCATTCGCGGTCGATCTTGAAGAAATTATCAAACGCAAGGAGAATTCAAATGATTAAAAATTGGCGTTCTACTTTTGCTGGAATCGCAGCAATTGTTTCGGTAATTTCTCAGCGACAACTCGCGCAGATTGCTACATCTCCCGAGGACTTGGCCATCGTTATTGCTGGCCTTGGACTAATTTTAGCTAAGGATGCAAAAAATGAGTAAAGTCATTGTAGATAACGTCCTTAGGGATAACGTCTTTACGGATTCGCAAGAAACTGGTTTCGCGCCCGGTCCAGATCGCCGCAAAACTACAATTACTTACGATCAAGCAATGGTCGTAATGCAAGTCCTAAATAATTTGGGAATTTACGGAGAAGTGTACGTTAACCAAGAAGGGCTTGGACCAGCAGGTTTCGTACTTCCGGACCCATCTGATAAATCTGAACTAATTTACGTCTTGTTCTACAATGGTAATTATCACGGGCTTGCAGAAGTCGCTATCTTCCTCGACAAAACTCCAAAAACGGAAGTTGTTCGTTCTATTTACAACACTCTCGGCGTTTTTGGTCAAAACATTCTCAACATTCCAGCCGTCGCAAAAGCTGCCGAAGCCGAACTCAAAAAACTGTTCGTTTCGTAGCGAGCGCAGCGAGCGGAGGCCCACAAGTGCTTAACATTACGTTTAGAAACGAAGCGCAAGAAACTTTTTTTAACTTCACTAAACGTAATTCGTGTTTTTCGGGCGGTTATGGCAACGGCAAATCATATACAGGGTGTCAGAAAATCTTACTCCTCTCCCTGACGTTCCCTGGGTATCGAAGCGTAATCGCCCGTAAGACTTTCAAGTCGCTTAAATCTACAACAATGGCAACGTTCTTCAAATTGTTGCCAGACGGTAAAAAATCAGAATTTATAGAGCGCCATTCTGAGATCGACGGCATCACGATCTTCAAGAATGGCTCTTCTATTTTGTGGATGCATTTAGACGAAGTGAACGAAATGTCGCTTCGTGGCCTAGAAATTAATTCAGTTTTAATAGATCAGGCTGAGGAAATTGACGAAAGTGTTTATTTAACTTTGGATGCTCGTATCGGGCGTTGGGATCAAGCAAAGATTCCAGAGCATCTGTTAACACCGGATTATCCTCGCGATTCCTTGGGGCGGCCGCAAGCGCCAAGTTACATGATGATACTTGTTAACCCCGACGTGGAATTTCACTGGGTATGGCGTCGATATCATCCAGATTCGCCTGAGTGGAAAGAAAAATTTCACCGTACACATGATTACGTCGAGCGCGGTACCGACGAATCGATGTATACGCCAGATACTATCGAACAAATGAAGTCGCGCGATCCTGAATGGGTTGCGCGATTTTTTCAAGGTAAATGGGGAGTTGGCGAAGGTTCAATTCACATTGTTCCCCCTGAATCGGTGCTTCATGTTTCTAAAGAACAGCTTAAAAATTTCTTATCCAAAGCTGCTTTATATCGCGCTATGGATCACGGCGATAGTGCTCCTACATGTTGTTTGTGGTTTGGAGTTTTTGGGGGAGTTCACGTATGTTATCGAGAGTACTATTCGCCGGGACAATTAATTAGTCATCACCGACGTGCAATTTCGGCGTTAAGTGAGGGCGAAACCTACATAAATAACTTAGCCGATCCGGCGATTTTTAAGAAAGCGTCGCAAAAGCATGGCGGTTTTTGGTGCGTTGCGGACGAATACGTAGACCCATCTATTGACGCACCGCGAATTGCGTGGAATCCGGCCGATAACAACGAATTTGCGACGAGAAATCGCATAAATGAATGGCTTCGTAAAGATCCATCGTTAAAAAATCCCTTCACTGGTGACGTTGGGTGTTCGAAGTTGTTATTTATCGCGAAATCGAGTGCGCATTCGGATGGCGTCGAGCACGTTATCTATCAAATTCGAGCGCAAAAACGTGATTTGTTAGATACTATCAATGGAAAGTCAATTTTTTCCGATGAACGCGACGAAAAAGTGCCTGATCACGCATACGATCCGCTTCGTTATTACGTCGCGTCGCACGCATTAGGTTTGAAAGAGCCTCGCAAAAAGTACGAGCCAGGAACTATGGGCTATGCTCGTAAAATGGTAAAAGCGTTACATAAATCAGGATATTTTAATAAACATTATGGCCAAGGTTAAGTCCGAAGACATAGCAACGGCGTGGGCGACTCGTTTCGATAACACGCGCGAGTATTTTGAGCGTTGGGAAGCAAATTTTCGTTGCCGGCAAATGGCGGATTACTACGAAGGTGCGCAATGGGATAACGTTCCACCTAATGCAGAACCTTATGTAGCTAACTTAATCTATGCAACTATCGAAGCGAAGCTGCCGGGAATGGCGTTTATTAACCCCAAAGCGGTTTTTAAGCCAAAACCAAGCAAAACCGACTGGAATCCTGATAAGGCGTATTCTCAAGCTAAGTTACGGGAAGATGCGTGCAATCAGTTTCTAGCCGACCCTAATAATGATTTCACTGGCGTCGTAGAACAAGGCATTATTGATGCGCAATTTCGCTTTGGCATCGTCGAAGTTGGTTACGATGCGAGTTGGATTGTCAATCCAAAAGCGCCTCGTCCAATTTTAGCAAGCGATAACAATACAGAAATTGATTCGACCAACGACTATACGTTAGCCGACGCAAAAACTCTTCCTGACTACGAAAACATTTACGTCCGGAACATTAATCCGAGGCGTTTTCGCATTTGTGGTAACTCGCGCTGGAAACTCGAAAATAACGATTGGTGCGGGTATTGGGAATATCAGAGAATTTCAGATCTTAAATCAGTTCCGGCGTTCAAGAACAAACTAGATAATATCCTCTATGCCAATGCAGTTAGCAGCGATTTTGTTGGCGGGCTAGCCGATGAAGAAGAGCCTGAAACCCGCACTAACGGCGATTGCATTAAAATTCTTCATATCTTTGATCTACGCGCAAAGAAACGTCACGTTATTGCGTACGCTGAGCGCATCCTTTTAGCGTCAATTGACTTTGTACGTTGTCCATTAAAAATCTTGCGCTATTCGCGTCGCGCTAAGGTTCCTGATTCGTTTTACCCGATTCCACCCGCATCGCAATGGAAGTCGGCGCAGGACGAATACAACGAAGCGAAAGAGCAGTTGCGTTCGTTCCGTAAAAGATTCTTGCGCAAATTCATTATTCGCGATGGATCGTTTCTTAGCGAAGAAGAAATTGACAAATTGATGGACGGTTTTGATGGAACTTGTTCAACCGTTGTAGGCTCTTTATCCGAAGCAATTCAACCAGTTCCGTTACCGACTGTTGGTGCCGAAGTCATGAATGCGATGGCAACGTCTCGCGATGACTTTAACACCGTTTCTGGAACGAGCGCCGAACAAAGACTTCAAGCGGATCGCCAGACTGCAACTCAGAGTAAAATTATTGACGCTCGAACGTCAATTCGCGAGTCCCGTATAAATGCGCAAACGTCGAATTGGATCAATGAGATTATTACTGAGATCGCTAAGTTGCAAGCTGAAAAACTTACTCTACCTTTCTGGGTCAAGGTTTCGGCGCAAACTCCCGGTACGTTTCAGGAGATGCAAAATATACAGGCGGTATACCAACAAATTGATCCAGTAACCGATTTAGACGAGAATTTTGATTTTGATGTTGAAGTATCGCTTTCGACTATTTCGCCCATAGAAAATGAACGCGAGAAAAATGCATTCTTCGAGTTCTTAGCCGCGCTAAATCAGTATCCGCAACTAGCCTTCTCGCCGGAACTTATTCGTCATCTTGCTGAGAAAGTAGATGTGCGTGCCGAGAGTGTAATTATCGAAGCGCAGAAAATGGCGCTAGTTGCACAACTCGGGCAGCAAGCGCAGGCAGAAGATGCGTTAAATCAAATGGCATCGCAACGTACAATGGCGGCCGCTACACCGCCAAACATGGAACAAGTCACCAACACGATGCAAAATCAAGTTGGACTTCCAACCGATATGCAAGGAGCCGCATAATATGCCTTGTGGTAAAGGATACAAGAAAACTAAATCCAAAAAGCGCCACGAAATGCGCGAACTAATGATGAAAGGATCTAAAAAATGAGCAAAATGACTCTTGACGAAGCCGTTAACAATGCGATTGAGCAGGAAGAAAAAGCCCCTGAATCTACTGAAGAAGTAACTGAGGAAACTACCGAAACGGAAGAAACCGAAGAAGAGGATTCTGAGGAAGAAGCTGGTGACGAGGAGTTCACGGCGGAACAACTTGAAAAAGCAAAGCAGCTTTACAAACAACTGAGTAATCCAAAAACTTCCGTCGACACCATCAACCAGATGGTTCGCAACGCGGGTTACACGCTCTCGGAAATTAAAGAAGCTACTGTAAGTGACAAAAAAGAAATCGCCGTTGAACTTGTTGATATTCTCAAGGAAGAGCTTGGGGATGACTTCGAACTCGTCGCGGGCGACAAACTGGCGGCCGCGCTAGCAAAAGTGTTAGACCTGAAGGTGTCACAGGCCCTTAAACCGTTGGAAACAAAGCTAGAACAGGCCGAGTTCGAATCTCGAAAAAAAGAGGTTGACAAGGCGCTGGATTGGGCTTATAATTCGTTGGAAGGGTTCAAGACGAACGAGTCCTTAATCCTAGAGAAAATGAAAACTTATCCGTATCAGGGTAAGGGAACGTATCAAAAGTATCTTACCGAAATGCACGCCCTCGCTACTTCTGGCGCTGCGCAAAAAAGAACTCAGCGCGCTGAGTCAAATATAAAGAATGACGTTAAAGCGTCCAGGGCAGTAAGACCTTCGGCAACTAAACCAACGGCAGCTTTGTCACTTGATGAAGCTATCGAAATGGCTCTTGCTGAGATCAAAAATTAAGGAGCATTTATGCCTAGTTACGGCAGTGGTAGTGGTACTTCTAACACTATTATTTATGATGCGTTGCTGTCGCAAACGCTCATGAACTATGGTAGTCAGATGGCAGATAACATCGCCAAGTCGAACGCTATTTTTATGCGTTTGAAAGAAAAGGGGATGTACGAATCTGCTGAGGGCGGCGTCGCGATTCAAGAAAACTTGATGATCGGACTTACGCCGGCGGAGTGGTATAGCGGTTACGATACGCTTAGCACTGATCCTACGGATGGTGTTACGGCGGCGTTTTATGATTGGCGTGAACTTGCGGCGCCGATTAGTATTTCGCGTCGTGAAGAGCGTATTAATGTCGGCCGTGCTCGCATTGCGTCGATGTTTAAGACGAAAGTTAAGCAGGCTGAAATGGGAATTGAAGAGGCTTTTGTCCAGGCTCTTTTGCAGGGAAGTTACGCAACTGGCGGTACTTCTCTCGTTGTTCCCGCTAGCAATCCGTTGAATGGTGCGACTGCGATTGATCCGCTTCCTTTGCAGGTTGCATATAATCCCGCCGCATCGTTGGCAATTGGTGGCATCAATCAGGCTACTTCGACTTATTGGCGCAATCAGACATCTAACTTCGGTGGCGTTGCTGTAACTGCTAACGCTTTTCTTCTTCGCTGCGATAGCATTTTTAACGCTTGCTCTCGCGGTACTGGAGGCAAGCCGGATCTTATTCTTACGGATCAACTTACTTGGGAATTGTGGCGTTCGGCTTATACGCAATACTACCGTACGCAAGTTCCCGAGCGCAATGACTATCCGTTCCCGAACTTTATGTTCAACGGCGCTATGGTTGTTTGGGACGAGCGTGTTCCTAACGTGGCGGATAACAATCTCGATACCTCTTCTACTGGGCGAGGTACTGCATATTTCCTGAACACAAATTTCCTCAAGGTTCGTTACGACGTGGAAAGCAATTTCATTTCCACGCCGTTTACTAAACCAGCCAATCAGACGGCTCGCGTTGCTCACATTCTTTGGATGGGCAATATGACTTGCAACAATCGGAGGAAGCAGGGCGTGATGGGTAATATCGCTCGCTCGCTGGCATAATTATGAGAATTCATCAACTTACCGGAACTGATACTCCCGCTGAAGACGCAAT